CTGAGGTTCTCCACCTGCAAGGTATAAATCTTTTATATCATTCTCTATAATCATTTTTTCTATCTTCTCTAGATTATTTGTATCTTGTAACCAATGCACAGATTGATCATTGTATATGTCCCACGGTCTGCGTTCTTTGGCTATCATAGAACTTCTAGCACTAGTACACATTCTACAGGCCAAATTACATTGATTACTAATGGTCAGTTCCAACGATTGTAATTTGCCAGGTTCGTGTGGAAAATTTACTCGTTGCCGCAAACTTTTTAAATTTTTATCCTCCATCTTCCAGCATTCATTACATCTACTGTCACGTACTCCATTATTGAGATTGTCTCTAAGAGTTGTCCACTGTTTTGAATTGTGCCAGAAATCTGTGATGTCATCTACTTGATCAAGACTGTGTGCTAGAGGTTCTGAAAAACAACACGCCTTTAATCTACCTAAGGTATCAATAGTAAGATGCTTGTCTGTGTATGAACAATATAGTGACACAAATCTACTTATAACCTTTCATACCTAGGTTATTATAAGTATGAGTATGTCATATTTGAACCACAACATACCCCCATTTTCAGCATATATTAAAAACGAATATCTTTACGATCACACTAAAGGACATGGCGAATTTACATTCTGTGATGTACACTGTGTGGCATCATTGGAAAGAAGAGCATTACTTTTTGAATGTTTATTGCCAAACGGAGTTAATTGGACCCGTAGACCTATCCATGCATTTGTATGGAAGAAAGATGCTCCCAAACATGATCTTAACATACATCAATATTGGGATTGTTTTTCACCATATGTGAACGTGCAACGCAGAAACCGACTGGCAAACTGTAGAGCGGAACTGCTAGATTGGAAGGGCGAGAAGCGTAAGGGTACCTACATGTTTACTATTGACTGGTCATGGGAAGACAAAGCCAGTTTCTTAGACTGCAACTTTTCAGAAGATCCTGAACACAAATGTGCTCATATGTTTAGAATGGATGATGGAAACTTCTTTGCATATCCTAACAATAGGACAGTGTGGTATGATGATGCATTTATGGAAGAAAGACTACAAGCAAATCCTGGATATTTGATTGACCAGAATTTTTACACAGTTGAGAATACCAGAGAAGAATCATGGACGGATGATTCATACATGACTCAATTCGAACGCGAAAAACCAAGTAAATAACAGTATGAAACTCGCTGAACTAATGGACATACCTGTACATTATCAAACAGCAAAACCAGTGTCTCCTGGATCCAGAGGACTAAAACTAAACAAGCACAGACCAGCCAAAAGATACTTTGATGTAGAAGCACTAGATGAAGGGGTAGATTTTTGCATACACTGTAATAATTTAGTAATCAGTGAAGCATACAAAGGTGGTCTTAGAAAATGGTTCAAAGATAAATGGGTAAACATTGCCAAAAAGAAAAAAGGTGGCGGTCATCCTGAGTGTGGAACATCAGGTGACAAAAAAGGATATGCTAAATGCGTACCAGCCTCTAAAGCAAGATCAATGAGTAAGAAACAAAAAGCATCAGCAGTGAGCAGAAAACGTTCTGCACAACGTAAAGCAGGCAGACCTGGCAAGCAGTCAGGCGGCGCAGGCAAAAAACCAATCAACGTAAAGACTAAAAAATAATAGACAAACTTTTGCTTAGACTACATACTAATAGGTATGTTTGAATTAATAGATAAATTCGAAAATAAAATTGCAGAATTTTTTGGTTCTCCGTATGCTGTTGCCACAGACTCATGCACACACGGAATCGAATTGTGTTTGCGTCATACCAAAGCAAATTTTATTACTATTCCTACCAGGACTTATATTTCTGTTCCATTCACAGCAATGAAACTAAGTTTAGATTGGAATTGGGATAAATCAGAATGGCAAGATTATTATTATCTTGGCAACACCAACATTATTGATTCTGCTGTATTGTGGAAAAAAGATTCTTACATACCAGGGACCTACATGAATTTAAGTTTTCAATTTAAGAAACATCTTAATCTTGGAAGAGGGGGAATGATTCTTACAGATAATAAAATGTCATATGACACATTGAAGAAAATGGTCCACGATGGACGAACCATAGACATTCCATGGGCACAACAAGATATTACTGATATAGGTTATCATTACCATATGACTCCCGAAACTGCACAATTAGGTTTGCACAAATTAGAGAGTGCTATACAAACAGCGCCAAAACAATGGACTATCACTGAATGGCCTGATCTAAGTAAAATGTCAGTGTTTACCAACAGCAACAGTTGACTTTAGATCTAATCACAAGTATAATAAACAAACAAGGAGTTTAGTATGAACAAAGTTTTTAATTCAGAAGAAGTGACCAAATTGACTCAAGTAATCAATGATGGCATCAAAGTTAAACAAGAAGTAAAAGATCTTTCAGAAGGACTGAGAGATACTGTAAAAGCAGTAGCAGAAGAAATGGAAATAAAACCAGCAGTGCTTACTAAAGCAGTAAACATTGCGTTCAAAGAATCATTATCAGCAGAGAGAGAAGATTTTGAATACTTAGAAACTATTTTGGAAGCGGCTAAAAAAGCCTAATGAATCCTATAAACATCTTAAAATGGAGTGGCACTAGTTTACTGGTAATCGGTACTGGTGTCAATTCATTAGGATATTATCCACAAGGTCCTATATTGCTAGTGTTCGGTGGATTGGCTTGGTTAACAGTTTCTATACTGTGGAAGGAACCTGCACTGATTGTAACTAATTCTGTCCTTGCCCTTGTTGGCATAGGCGGATTGTTTATAAATTATATTACATAATGAGTTATGTTGATGCACTATTTGATAGAGATTCGGACAAGATATCTGTAGTCGAAAGAATAAATGGCGAAAGAAAGTATCTTGAATATCCTGCAAGATACGTAGGATACTATGATGATCCAAAAGGCAAATTCAAATCCATATTCGGCACACCTGTTTCAAGAATAGCAACTAAGTCTGGAAAAGAATTCAAACGTGAAGTGGCCATGCAAAATGGTAAACGTCTGTATGAATCTGATATAAATCCTATCTTTAGATGTCTTGAAGAAAATTATCTTAACAAAGATGCTCCTGAACTGCAAGTTTGTTTTTTTGATATAGAGGTTGATTTTGACCCGGCCAAAGGCTATGCTAAACCTGCTGACGCATGGGCGCCTATAATATCAATTACTGTGTATCTACAATGGTGTGATCAATTGATATCACTTGCTATACCTCCCAAAGATTTCCCCAATCCTGAAATTATAGAACAGGAGTTTGAAAATACTATGTTGTGTCCTACTGAAGCAGATATGTTGGACAAATTTATTACACTGGTTGAAGATGCTGACGTGCTGTCAGGTTGGAATTCAGAAGGATTTGATATTCCTTACACTGTGAATAGAATACAAAAAGTGTTAAGCAAAGATGACACAAGACGACTGTGTTTGTGGAATGCTATGCCACGCAAAAGAATGTTTGAAAGATTTGGCAATGAAGAACAAACGTATGATATAATTGGTCGTGTGCATTTGGATTACATGCAACTGTATAGAAAATATACCTATGAAGAAAGACATTCATATGCGTTGGATTTTATTTCGAAAATGGAGTTGGGTGAACAGAAGACTCCATATGAGGGCACACTTGATACATTGTACAACAAAGACTTTGTAAAGTTTATTGAATATAACAGACAAGACGTTGCATTGTTGGGCAGACTAGATGCAAAATTAAAATTTATTGCACTGTCGAATGAACTAGCACATCAAAATACTGTGCTGATTCAAACGACCATGGGTGCTGTGGCAGTGACTGAACAGGGCATTATTAATGAAGCACACAGACGTGGCATGGTGGTGCCAGACAGAGTAAAACGGGAACCAGGATCAACTCCAGCCGCGGGTGCATATGTGGCATATCCTAAAAAAGGATTGCATGATTGGATCGGATCAATTGATATAAATTCACTATATCCTTCTGTGATTAGAGCATTGAATATGGGTCCGGAAACTATTGTAGGCCAATTACGTCCTATCGACACAGATGCTTCTGTGGAACACAAGATGGCCAATAAGATGTCATTTGCAGGTGCATGGGAAGGCGAGTTTGGCACACTGGAGTACTCTGCTGTTATGCGTAAAGACAGAGCCAAAAGCATTACTATAGATTGGGAAAATGGTGAGACCAACATATTGAGTGCGGCAGAAATCTATAATCTGATATACAACAATGATCAGCCATGGTTTTTGAGTGCAAATGGCACAATCTTTACACATGAATTTGCAGGAGTAATTCCAGGACTCTTGGAACGTTGGTATGCTGAAAGAAAAGAATTACAGAAAAAGATGAGACAAGCCATTGCGGCAGGCAACAAAGTTGAACAGGCATTTTGGGACAAAAGACAACTGGTTAAAAAAATTAACTTGAACAGTTTGTATGGTGCTATCCTTAATCCTGGTTGTAGATTCTTTGATATAAGAATAGGGCAATCAACCACACTCACAGGCAGATGTATCACAAAACACATGGCAGCCAAAACAAATGAAATTATCACAGGTGAATATGATTACAGAGGAGATTCTGTTATATATGGTGACACTGACTCTGTGTACTTTTCAGCATATCAACC